TCTAATGCCTGTTGGTTACCCATTCTTAAAGCATCATCTTTTCTTCCCTGGAATATTCCTCCCATATTTGGAGAAGCAACAATAGGTCCTCCATTAGGGTCTATTTTTAAATCACCTACTGCTTGTACACCTTTTTTCATTAAAGCAGATAATCCTGCAACACCAGCAATTGCTAAAGGTATACCTAAACCAAAAGGAATAGCTGCAAATGTTCTAAATAGGGCTGCTACTGCTCCTTTAAACCCTAGTATTGCAAAAGATCTGGCTATTAAAGATGCTTTCATTAATATAGGTATCATTGCTAGTACAACACCTCCTATACCACTAAATGATTCACCAATTTGTTTTGCATGTTTCATAACAAGACCTACTATATTTAAAATAGGAGATAACAAATCTGTTATCATTAAAAGTGGTTCAGCTAGCATAACAAAAATTTCTTGAATTTTTTCCATTACTTTTTCAAATCTAGTAGCTAATCCTACTTGTTGTCTTAAACCTTCTATACCATCTTTGGCTAATTCTTTTTGGGCCTGTTCTAAACCTACTGCAGCAATTCTATTTTGTAGTATAGCTTGTTCTTCATCCGCTTGTTCACCTGTAAGTCCTGCTAATTGTTCTTGTACAAATAAAGTTTCTGCTAAACTATCTCTATTCATACCAACAGATTGAGCTAAAGCTTCCTGTTGGATTCTATTCATTTCAGAAAATTCGGCTGAAGAACCTATTTGTTCTGATATTTCTTTTGCTACAGTAGCTAAATCATTATTTAACGCTGCCTGTCTAGCTCTTTCTAAACTAATATCTTTATTTAATAATAATTCCGCTTCTAATTCAGCTGTAATAGATGATTCAAAATCTAACATACTATCGGCTATACCCTCTACTTTAGATAATTCCATACCTAAAGCCTTAGCTGTAGCAACTGCTTCTCCTATAAGTTTTGGATTTTTACCAAATGATAATGTAGTTGCGGCTGAAACATTATTAATTTCTTTTAATAATTCTTTTTCATTTACTAAAACTCCTTGTTGCAAACTAGAAATTTTAGCTTGAGCCATAAATTCTCCAGTAATATCATTTATTTCTTTTCCAGTAGCAGCAGAAATATTAGCAATACCTATTAATTCTTCATTAGTCATCCCCGCCATTTCTCTCATTTCAGTAAACTGAACAAGCATTTCTTCACTTAATTGTACTCCTGTACCCATAGAAGCATTTATAAATGTAAGGGAATTGGCTAAATCATTACTATTAACTAAAGTATTACCACTAGCAAAGGCCATATCTGTAAGTTCTGCTCTTGTAGCAGCAGCCTCATTGTAGGTCATATTCATACCTTGTGCCATTTCCTCTACTTGTTTATCTGTTTTTATAATGGCACTAACAAGTTGTTGGGCTCCTAAAGCTAGCAAAGTTATAGGTCCTAATGATTTTTTTAGATTATTTTTAAATGAAGTAGTAGCCGTAGACATTCCCTCGGCATTAATTTTTGCTTTAGTCAATTCACCAGCATCATAAGCAGCAATATCATCTATATTAGTACCAGCAGCTTCCAAAGCATCTTCAAAATCCATTCCTTCTCCTACTAATTCTTTGAATTTTTCTACACCAAATTTTCTTTTTTCTAGGTCGGCAGCTACCTTTTCTGCTTCTTTGGATGCATCTGAAAACATTGGAGCTAATCCTGATAGAACAGGAACTTTATCTAAAACATCTCCTATTCCACCAAATAAAGAAACTCCTTTATTTTTAGCAATATTTTCAGTTATTTGATTTACTTGGCCTAACTCTACTTTTAATGCAATTGCATTATTAATTTGATCTTGTAAACTTTCTGCTAATTCAAGGTTTAATTCCTTTTCTGTATCAGTTAGTCCTACAGTTTCAGTTTTTAATTTATTTTGTAGCTGTATTAAGGAACGTATATTTTTATCTAAACTTAATCTATCTTGACCAAATTTCTTTATTTGTCTTGCACTAAGAAGATCTTCTTTACCTAATGAAGTTAATTCTTCACTTATTTTAGTAATAGAATTGGTAATTTTTCTAATTTGAGCTTTTTCGGCCTTTTGGAATTTTAACTGGGTAAGTTGATCTTTAAGAACATTAGAAATATCCTGTTGCTCTGAGGTAATGCCTTTATCAGTAGCTAAACGTTCTTTATCTATTTTGATTTGTTCCCTAAGAAGCTTATTTTGTTCTTCTATTATCGCTTTTAAGGATTTAGCCTCTTGTTCTTGTTTACTTGCCATGCAGGTATTTTATTATAAATATTATTATTTATAACTACTTTTACCCTTGAAATCTTTAGATGCTTTAAGAAATTCGGGAGTATTTACTTTACCATCAGAACTAACTAGGGTTTTTGTATTCCCAGACTTATTGCCTTTTTTAGCATCTTCGTATGCTTTAGATTCTTCTTTATAGTGTTTATCTATTTCTGACCAAGTAAATTTTCTTAGCCAAATAGGCATATTATAAATAGTATCAAAATCATACCCACCTTTTCCGTGGAATATCATTTGATGTATAGTAGAAAATAAATTTATTCTAACCTGAGGGGCATTATTTATAGTCAGGCCAAAAAAAGTTAAGCCCTATGGGTACACTTACCTCCTCTCCATTATCCAAAATATAGGATAAATTTACATCTGGTTGTGTGTTACTTACATGTTCTCTAAATGCCCTAGAGTCTCTTGCTAAAAATTTATTATCTATAAAATCTCTAATATCTTTTTTTTCTGAACTTCCATCTACTGATGTAATAAGATATTTTAATCTTGTAGTTAGATCAGCTGTATTTTCTTTTTTTAATTTTTTAAGTCCAGCTATTTCTCTTTCAATTTGTTTTTCAACTCTACCTGTGGCTAATTGATATGTTAATATTGTACCTGTAGAAGGAGTTGTGAAAGTAAATTCATTTTTACCTGCCTCATACTCAGTATCATCAATTTCTTTATTTTCTAATGTAGAAATATCTAAGGTATAATTCATACCATTTAGAGTTACTTCATATTCTTTACCATAACCTAAAATACGAGTAGCAATTAATAATGCGTTTTTATCACCAACAATAAGATCATCTATATTAATATCTTTATTAACAACAACAGATCTTAGTAATTTATCAAGTACTGTGCCTTTTTGAATATAAGATTGGTTAGAAAGAATATCTTCTTCCTTGGCTGTCATATATTTTATTTCAACTTTACCACTAGATAATGGATTTTCTTTGTCATAGATTAGACCTTTAGATGGTAATTCTACCTCTTCGGTCGGGAATTTATATTCGCTCATATACTTTATTTAGTTAATAACGTTTATTATACATATACAATATAAAAAAAAGCTTGACCGAAGCCAAGCTATTTTTAATAAAAGGAGGGGTAAATATTTTAGAAATTCAATATACAGTAATCTGGTTGTACTGTTAAAGATATTTCTTGGGCAGCATTTTCATTATCCCAGCTATAATCTCCAAAGTTAGCTTCGGTAATTAATGCTCCTTTAATAATCCATTCTGATACTATATCACCTACAGGTCCTAAGATGTTTAATGTTAGATCTTTTTTATAGAAATCACTATAACCATCTCTACCTGTTACTGATTCGTGATGTAATCTAACCCATTCCATACATGCTTGAGCACCACTTGGTGTGATTGGATCAAATAAAGTCATTGATATTGTGTTCCAAAGTGTTTTACCTTTAACATATCTTGCTACGTTAATGTGGTTCAATTGAACTGTACCTTGAGTAAGTGAAACAGCTCCCATCCCCTTAATTTGGTAAGATGGTATTCCATCAACATATAAGATAAACCTATTCTGTTGCTTTGGCTCAAATGCTGTATAAAATATTTCGTTCGGGTCTAATACTGCCATTGTTGTTTATTTTATTATAAATATTCTATTTTCTAATTTTTATTCAGGAAATGTAGCTCCAGTTGGTAACACGTTGAAATCTAATATAATGAATTCAGCTGTTTTAGTTGGTTGTAGGAATATTTGTCCTACTAGCTCATTTCTATCTATCACGTCTGGTGTATTATTGGAAGCATCCATTACTACTTTAAACGCGAATAATCCTTGTCTTTGTTGTACACTTTCTAAGTATGGATTTACTTCTGCTAAAAACGCATTTCTTGTAGCATTTGTGTTTTGTTCAAATACTAAATTATCCGATACTTGTACTATAAAGCTCTTAAGTGCAATCAATAATCTTCTTACATTTACTCTATCTAATGCACTAGCTTTTTTCTGTAGTGTTTTCTGACCAAATACTACAACTCCACTTCCTGGGAATGTAGCTATTGGGTTAACATTTGCTTCATATAATGTATCTCTATTACCTGAAGTTAATTTTCTTTCAGCTCTAATAACACTTCCTAAAGCACCTCTAATTAAACCTGCAGGTGCGAACCATGGGTCAGCTGAAGCATCTGTAAATGCATATACACCTGGTATATAAGTTGAAGCTGGCGCCCAAACTATTTGTCCTGTATTTGCATCTAGTGTTTGTAACCAAGGCCAGTATGTAGCTGCATATGAGCTATCAAATCCTGCTGCTTGAGTAACAACATCACCTATATTAGCTCCATAAGCTACTAAATCAATTACTGCAATACAATCAGTTCTACCTTGTGCTAAAGTTACTAATTTAGTAGTTGCAGTTGAGTGTTGAGTGTTATTTAAACCAGGGGCTGAAATTACATTAAATTGATAATCATCTTTATTTGATAATAAATCAATAGATGAAGTATAATCATCTGGATTTACACCTTGAATATTGGTTGCTGTAATATCAACACCAAAAAATGCATTTCCATCTTCTATATTTTTTCCTGTAGCTCCAGTAAATGAACCTGATCCAACTTGAGGTAAAGAACCTGTAAGTGCATCTTTAATAGATCCATCATTATTAAAATAATCTGGTGTAGGAGTGTTTACTGCAGAAACGTAAACGTAAGCACTTCTATTTGCAAAGCTACCACTTTGTTGTACATAAAAATCTGTACCATCTTGTCTTACTGTAAATCTAGAATCTCCAATTACTTTACTTATGTAATTTGGAGCTGTAGGATCCATAGATAGGTTATTATATGTTTCTAGGATCGCTTTTTCATTTGTTATGTCATTTCCTCTTCTAATTAATAGTGAAAATTGACCTGATGATGTGTTTACAGTAGGTATTTCCCATCTTAAGTTATCTGATGAACCAGATACTAATGAACCAGCTGAATTTAATGAACCTGAACTGTTCATAATTTCACCTTCGGAAATAGTTGATAATTGGAATGATGTTTTCTGGTATGCTGCATCAGCTGCATCAGCAAATCCTAATGCTATAATACCACTACCATTTCCACCTGCTAAACTTCCGGAAGTACTAGCTGCTGTAAATGAACCTGTTACTACTCTAGTTACAAGTAATGATTCACCACCGTTTGCAAAATAATTTCTAGCTGCGATTGAGTTAAGATAAGTGTAAAATTGGGAACCACTTTCAAGAGCCCCACCAAAAATAGCTTCATATTGTGAAAATGATGAAACCGCTGTTGGAATATTAACAGGACCTTTAACAGCTGGGCCTAAAATTGCAGCACCAAATGTTACTGGTCTTGAACCAATAAACGACTGATCATTTTCTCTTGCTAATACACCTGGAGATATTAATGTTTCTGCCATTGTTTAATTATTATAATTGTTTATTTTATTATAAATATTAAAAATAATTTCAAAAAACTACTTTATTGGAGTAAATTCACCCTTTTCTAAATCAAGATTGCCTTCACCATATTTTTCTTGCAATTCCACAGCAAGGGCACGTTGATTTTCTTGTAATTCCCTGAATTTTTCTAATAATTCATCTTCTTTTTGTTCGAGCAATTCATAATTTAATTTGATCTGCCCTAACCCTCCTACTATCTCATTTGTTAAATTTTGATAGTCTGTTAATTTTGAAACTTCTTCTTTCGATAACTTTTTATTTGCCATAATGTCAATTAATTTTGTTAGTTATAAATATATATAAATGGCTTTAAAGATACAATTACTGTAATTCTTTTAAATTTCTTTTTCTACCATTATCAGTTGGATTTTGAATTGAATCATCCAACTTATCTATATTACTAACTGTTTCAGTACTGATAGTAACTTTAGCTTTAGAATTATATACTTTAGTAGCATTTAATTCTCTTTGAATTGTATCAGGTAATATATATCCTCTTAGTCTTATATTAAATGTACCTCTAACTAGTCTGTCTTTACCAGCTGTCAACTCAGTAGCTGTAGTAAAGCTATCTATAAAAGCTCTAAACATAAATCTATCGGGGTCACCCCAGTAAGCATCTGATGCATATTCACATGCTTCTATTATTTTATTTAGTTGTTCCATATAATATGTTTGTACTAAACAGCTATATTCTAAAGTTAAATAATCTGGTTGTGCTACTACATGAAATTTTTCTACAGGTTTTCTATTATTTAATGTAGCAAAGTTACTATAAAAGTTTTTTGAACTATATTGTTTAGCCCATTTACCATATAAATTAGGTTGATTAGCATCTAATTTATTAGCAACTGTTCTATCCTTGGCTAAAGAATCTCTTTTTATAACGATAATAGGCATCATAATTGCGCCTTCTTTATCCCTATAATAGCCATCTCTTTGAAAAGATTTCCATCTTTCAGGAGCACCATAAATTATAGGTACATCTCTACGTTGACCATTTTGATAAACAAATGGTTTTATTTCATTTTGAAAATAAAAAAATATAGCTTCATCAATATCTTTTATACCAATTGAATATTGTTTACTTTTATCATCTTTAAAGCTCATTTGAGCTGATCTATTAATAGGAATACCTGTTTCTTCAAAATTAGGATTAACAGGCATAATAGCATTATTGGGATCACCAACTGAACCTCTGCCTTCTATTCCTTGAAAAGCTTGACGACTTCTTTCACTTAAAGTTAATTGGTATTTTGGTATGGGTTTTCTAGGTTTTGCCATTACATTCTTTCTGGTTGTGGTGAAATTGCTACTTTATCTGCTGGTATATAATATGTAGAACATAAAATGGATACATTATTACCAAAGTTTTCTAATCCTGGATTTAAAGGATTAGGTGTACCATCACTATCATTATTTGGATATTCAGGATTTTTACCTCCCCAATATTGGTTAGCAATTGTACTTTGTACTCCATAATATGATTCTTGGTATAATATTATATCTCCTACTCTAGGTACTACATCTTTTTCTACTAAATCATCTCTTAGAAAAAAGAAATTAATACCTTGTTGGAATT